GTAGTATCTCTAGCACTGACATCATTGGCTTTTTTGTTATACTCAGCTACTGGCACACGTTCTTCTTCACCGTCAACTTGATAAGAAGTTGCGGCATAACCGGGAACCATAAAATTCATGTTAGGGTCCATGATACAGCCGAACCAATATCCTTTACCGCTGATAAAAAATACTACAACTGTTGATCCTACATCAGGTGGGACCATCCACATGCCATAACTTTTTTGTGTGCTGTTGTAATCATTATTTTCATCAATATACGCAACACTGGTAATGCCGGCAAAAGGACTCATGTATTTGACTTGATGAATTTGGCCTTCTTTAGAATTTTGATTTCCGGAAGAATGTAGTAATTCAACTTCTAATGTTCCCATATAATAAGGATCAAGATGGCTTACAATCCTGGCTAAAAATGGACCAGGACTACTGTCGTCGGCTGCGTTTACTGATTGTCTTGTTTCTTCTGCCATAATTATCCGTTAAAATCTCCAAGAGATGCATTGTTTGCTGCAATTTCTTGGTCTGATAGACTTGGTGCTCCGTTAGGGTATTCTTCTGCAGCCGCAGCTTCTATAGCGGCAATGGCTTGACTACCATCTTCATCTTCTAGATAAGCATCTACTGTTGGGCCTGCTTCTTGATTTTTCATCATTGCAACTTCTGGAACTTTTCCAACTAGTTCTTGATTAGTCTGTCTCATTAAATCTAAAGTTTGAGTAAATTTTCCGCCACTGAAATTACTTTCAACCTGGCGTATTTTATACAGTCCACTGTATGCTTGCACTAGTTCACCGCTGCCATTGATACTATTATACGTTCCCTTAGTGGGATCTATATCTGTTGGTGTTCTAAAATTAACAGTGATATAAACTTCTGTATTTTGATAGTTCATGCTACCGTCACTGTTAATCATTCTATAATTTGTTTCGGGGCTGGTATAATTTCCAATGCCGCTATCACCTAAAAAATACGGGTCCCCGTGTATCTTTAATGTTGTTTCTAACATGTCAGCACCTTCAGTGACAGCATCCATAAAGTTTCTTGCTAGACGTGTTGAAATATCTTCTGTTCCACCAGTGCCTCTACCATCAGTAGAAGTCTTAGTAACATTCCTTACTACCTGTCTTGGTTGTGCGTTAGGTGGTGGATTATTTGATCCTGTATCTTCGGTTGCAGTTTTCGCTTCTTCTGTAGCATCTTGTCCTGATTGTTTAGCTTGCTTTACATCAGCCGAATCTTTGTATCCATCAGCCGCTACTGCTTTTCTAAAAGTATTGTTCAGGGTAATTTGAAAATCAATAATTTCAGTATTTTTTCCAGTATAGATGTAATTGTATTCTTTAATAGATTCTTTTTTAAGTTGCTGAATACCTGGTGGTGCCGAGTTTGGTGGTATTAATACACTAGCATTAACTTTATACGCAACAACTCTATAGACTATAAGTTGTGGTTTACGTCCTGTCTTTCCTAAATTTTTATAACTAGATCCTTGATATACTTGTGGGTCAATCCTCCACCATGGCAGCATGCCAGCATCATCAACTTGTCCGTCACGTAGTGCTTGTTTAGCATAGTTACTCATTATGATAACTTGATTTATAACATTGGTAACATCTGTGCTTTGTAAAAATCTAAAATCGCTGGTTGTTACATCAATTTGTAAATTGCCTCGTTGATATATTCCTTTTTCTGCATCATAGACTGCATTGTCTTTGCCAAAAGGACTGTCGCCTGCTCGAGTTGAAGAGAATCCCATGCTGGATTTACCAACACTGTTCACTGCTCCTTCTTCTTGAACATAGGTTTGATTTAATTTACCAGTGCCTTTTTTAAGTTTTAATCTGTCGTAGATATCACCGCCACTGCCGCCACCTTTGGGATTTTTAGTAGCCTTGTTTATTGTTTCATTAGAAGAAGGCAACGGAGAAGATGGGTCTTCTGGAAACATGATGATAATTTCATCTGGCTCTTCGTTGTTTTCTTTAGCACGTTGAACTAGGTAATCATTTAATACTCGTTGCAGACTTTTCTCTCCAGTCTGCAACATCTCCTGAACTGTTTGCCCGCTAATAGTAGTATCATGAGGAATAGTATTAAAGCCTGCATTGAACGCTTGATAATTGTAAGGGTTGCCTGTTACTTCATATTCAGTGCCTTTGGCGGTTACTCTGGCAGTCATATCCATTAATGTAAATGGAAACAATCTGCGTTCTTTAGGCAAGGACTTAGCCAATGTATCATTAGTATGTCCGGAAAAATCAATGGTTAATAAAAACGGTGCAGTTCCTAGATAGCTAGGATGTCCCGCTTCTAATGCTGCCTTTTGCATGGCCTGTGGAAAAATACCCATACTGTATGGTTCGATAACTTTGAATTTAAATCCCATCATGTTTGTATTGCCGCTGTCTTTGCTAAATGCACACTGATGAACTATATTGATATCGTCCATAAAGAAATCAAATTTGCCAAATGCCGTATTAACTCTGTTCTCTGGGTTGATCGATCCACTGGCCAATATTAAAGTATTAAAGCGTCCAGCTCTATACGTTGAATCTGGAAAATTTAAACTTTCATCATCGAGGCAAGAAAGTGTCACAATATAATTGTAACTGGCAAACTGACTTAAGATGTTAGGAAAAGGTGGTTTACCGCCTGCAATGATATTTTTTACTTTTTTGCCTTCATCGGCAGAATTAACATTGCCAAGATTAATTTTTAAGTCAGATTTAAAATTACTTAATAGTCCAGAAACGCCAGGTAGATTTCCGGCTAGTTGGCCAGCTGTTGCAGCTAATTGATTTCCTAGTTGGCCACCCAAGGCATTAACATCAACTTTAAGACCGAGGCCGGACGCCAATGAAGTATCACCTACTACTTTTTTAGCAGCAGTGGATAGAGATGTTGCTCCGGATTTAAAAAGTTCAAAATTTGGCATATTAAATTCCCAGTATAGAAACTAGTCCCGATCTTTTAGGAATAAAAATTTGCGTGCCTGGGACAAAATCAAAAATTGGATCTTGAATAATATCTAAATTTCTTTGTGAAAACACCCACCATAGTTTAGATGTCCCATATAAGTCAAATGCTAATAAGTCTGGTCTATATGTATACTGTGGTTCAATGGTGTAAAGATAATCATCTTGTTCAGCAGCCACTGGTCTAATTTGTAAAATATCAAGATAATTTTTTGTTATCTTTGTTGCCGACCATGGACTAGTATTTGCGTATAGTGTGTTAGATGCCATTAGATAAATCCTTGCCCGCTTTTAACATAATCGCCTTTGACAAATTTATCAAGGCTAAACGATCTTGCACTGTCTCTACTGTATACCGGTTGTAGTGTAATAGACATTGTGCTTTTTGTTGGCACATATGTTTTTCCGCCTTGTGTTCCAGATCCGGCATTAGCTAATTGATTTCTAAAACTACCTGCGATTCCTGATACAGCTTTTCCTATTCCATTTGCCACTGCCAATGCTGCACCGGCTTTGGGATTCACTGCACTGACCAACGACGTAACTGTGTTAAAGGCTGATGCAGGTGCCGCACCGTAGGCATTTGTAAGACTGGCCGATGCTGATGGATCAACAGAAATGTAATCACTGTCATTGCCAAGATCAACGCTGAATGCTGTCACCACTACCGGAACATTTTTAAAAACATATTCACCATATGCGTTGAAATATGCAATAGGCGGAGGATTTCCACCCAGGTCATCTTCTCCACTAAACATTTTTGTCATTGATCTAAAGTAATGAACCATGGCAATCCAATATGCACCTTGAACAGCATCTTCAACATAAAACGGAGCCTGTATTTGTATTGAGTCAGCTTGGCTGTTGACAAAGCTGTGGAATCCAAAATTTTGATGCAACGGTTTCATTGATTCGTAGTTAGCAGAGTTGCTGATTCTCAATGTTGGAGTATAAGGAAAAATTGCGCCGCCGGCATTTTTTAAAGGAGCCAATACAGGTGAACCAGTAAACGCAGGTATAGGAGGCACGCTAACTTGCACACGCCAATCAGTTGTGCCAAAAGAAGCTGATGCGTTTTTAAATAATCCGCTGGTTTCTACTTTGTCTTTCAATGTTATACTTCGAATTGCACTGAGCACGTTGCCAGTTCTTGATAAATTACTAAGAGCACCACTTAATTTGCCCGCAATACTATTAGACGTTGGCAAGTTGCCAACTGATCTGGCTGCGCTGGCTAGTGTAGCAATACTAGCACCTATTTTATTTCTGTCAAATATTGACGGCATATGGACTCCTGGTTAGTCATATTTAGTTGACAAAATTAAGTGCATAGTTTATAATAGCACAAAACAGGACTAACATGAAAGTTAACTATCTCAACAACAAAGATCTATTAGAAGAAATACATAGAAGTAAAAATTCTTTTAGTTCTTACACTCAACCCGAATATCATCAATATGATATTATTTTGCCAACTGTAGAAAAGATCAATATACGAACTATTGCAGAAGCAAAACGGGCTAAAGCAAAAAGACTAGGACACGCAGAATACGAACGCAGAAAATCTGCTGGTGAAAAAGTCAAACAAGCAGACACCGAAGTTGATTACAAAAAAATAGCAAAAACAGATGTGGTTTTTAGGATTATGACCTATGAACATATTCCTGCTAACTCTACTAGAAAACGTAATCCAAAAAGTGAAGCGGATAAACGAGATAGAGTCAATTTCCCAGCGTTCCAACATTGGAAGTTTGATGAAAATGACACATTGATCTGTGTGGGCAAAAGCCATTGGCAGGGCCCGTTAGACTCTGGTAAGTTTAACAAAGATCACGGACAAATTACACCTACTCTAGCACGTATGTTTTTGAAACTGTGTGAGCGTTATGCTACCCGTGGCAATGTCCGTGGATACACTTACAATGACGAAATGCGTGGACAGGCCATTTTACAACTAACACAGATTGGTCTTCAGTTTGACGAATCAAAATCAAACAATCCTTTTGCCTATTATACTGCCGCAGTTACTAATAGTTTTGTTCGAGTCATTAACATTGAAAAACGTAACCAAAGTATACGTGATGATATTTTAGAAATTAATGGAATGAATCCTAGCTATAGTAGGACCAATGCCGGAGAACATGCCGCCGGATTAAAGCGGCACACCGAAGATGATTGATCTTATCGCAATAATGTTGTATAATAGCAAAGGAGGAATTCACATTGAGCAACCTATTTAAAAAGGTGGCATGTTTCACAGACATACACTTTGGATTAAAAAGTAATTCAGCAGTTCACAATCAAGATTGTGAAGAATTTGTAGATTGGTATATTACCAAGGCTAAAGAACACGGGTGTGAGACCGGAATCTTTATGGGCGACTGGCATCATAATCGTAATAGTTTAAACATTACCACTATGGATTACAGTCTTAGGGCATTAGAAAAATTAGGTGCAGCCTTTGACCAGTTTTTCTTCTTTCCAGGCAATCATGATTTATACTACAAAGACAAGCGTGACATTCACAGTGTAGAGTTTGGCAAATATATCCCAGGTGTTACTGTGGTTCATAAACCTATGACTATAGGCGATGTAACATTATGCCCATGGTTAGTAGGTGACGAATGGCGTTCAATAGGTAAGAAAGGCGGCAAGTATATCTTTGGTCACTTTGAATTGCCTAGTTTCTTTATGAACGCAATGGTGCAAATGCCAGATCACGGAGAAATACAGTTAGATAGTTTTCAAAATTATGAGTTAGGCTTTAGTGGACACTTTCACAAACGTCAACAACAACGTAATATGATCTATATTGGCAATGCGTTTCCTCACAACTATGCAGATACATGGGACGATGAGCGCGGCATGATGATGTTAGAATGGGGTGGTCAACCAGAATATATTAACTGGGAAGATTGTCCTAAGTTTAGAACTATTAAACTAAGTCAACTAATTGATCAAGCAGATGCACTGTTAAAAAGCAAAATGCACCTCCGTGTTACATTAGACATCGACATTAGCTATGAAGAAGCTAGCTTTATCAAAGAAAAATTTGTAAACGATTATGATATTAGAGAATTGACACTAATCCCTGAGAAGAAAGAAGTGGAAATGAATACCAGCATTGACGTTCAAAGCTTTGAAAGCGTCGATCAGATCGTTAGCAATCAACTAGTAAACATTGAAAGCGACACTTTTGATACAAAAGTATTGTTGAGTATCTATAATAATTTATGATTCATATAAAAGAACTAACAGTTAAAAACTTTATGAGCGTGGGTAACCAGACTCAGGCTGTGAACTTTGATCGAGAACAGCTTACATTAGTGCTAGGCGAGAACTTAGACCAAGGTGGAGACGACAGCGGAAGCCGTAATGGCACCGGTAAAACTACCATTGTTAATGCTTTGAGCTTTGCATTGTATGGTCAGGCGCTGACTAACATTAAAAAAGATAACTTAATCAACAAGATTAATAATAAAAACATGTTAGTCACGTTGACGTTTAACAAAGACGGCACTGATTATCGAATCGAACGTGGGCGTAAACCCACTGTTATGAAGTTTTTTGTTAATAATCAAGAACAGGCCAGTGAAATCACCGACGACAGTCAAGGTGATATGAGAGAAACACAAAAAGATTTAGACGAATTACTAGGTATGAGCCATGATATGTTTCGACATATACTGGCTTTGAATACCTATACTGATCCGTTTTTGTCAATGAAAGCCAATGAGCAACGAGAAATTATTGAACAACTGCTAGGCATTACATTGCTAAGTGAGAAAGCAGAAGCTCTTAAAGAACAAATACGCATTAGTAAAGACAGTATCTACCAAGAAAATGCCAACATTGAGGCTGCTAAAAAGTCAAATGAAAAGATTCAACTAAGCATTACTGGGTTAGAAACTAGACAAAAGGCATGGTATAGTCAACAAAAAGACGATTGTGCAAAAATTATACAGAGCATTGCTGAACTACAAAGCGTAGACATTGAAAAAGAACTAGAACAACATGCTAAACTTAAAGTTTATGACGAGCAGAGTGCTAAGATTAAGAGTCTTAACAAAGAAAAAGCCACATTAGAAACAGCAGTAGTGCAAGCAGATAAGGCTGTAACCAAATATTCTAAAGAAGTTGAACAGTTAAAGAATAAAACATGTCCGGCATGTGAACAAGAACTACACACGCACAAGCATGAAGAAATGACTGCCGGTGCTGAAAAGAACTTAGTCGACGCACAGACTTATCTTGATAAAGTCAGCAATGACTATGCTGCCGTTGTTTTAGAGTTAGAGACCATCGGAGATATCAATGGAAGACCTAAAATATACTATGATTCATTAGAAGCAGCATTGAAACATCAAAATAATCTTGCAAGTTTAGAATCAGCACTGTCTACTAGACAAGTCGAAGTAGATCCTTATCAAGAACAAATTGATGATTTAAAACATACAGCTATTCAAGAGATCAGTTGGGATAATATCAATGCCCTTACCACATTGAAAGATCATCAAGAGTTTCTTTTAAAGTTGTTAACCAGCAAAGATAGTTTTATCCGTAAGAAGATTATTGATCAAAATCTTGCCTATCTAAACAATCGCTTAACATATTATCTTGACAAGATGGGATTGCCTCATCAAGTTAACTTTCAAAACGATTTAAGTGTAGAAATTACACAGCTAGGACAGGATCTAGACTTTGATAACTTGTCTAGAGGCGAACGTAATCGTTTAATACTTGGATTGTCGTGGTCATTTAGAGATGTTTGGGAAAGTTTATATCAAAACATTAACTTGTTATTCATTGATGAGCTCATTGACAACGGTTTAGACAGTGCCGGAGTTGAAAGTGCCTTGAGTGTTTTAAAGAAAATGGCTCGTGAACGTAATAAAAATATCTTTTTGATCAGTCACAAGGACGAATTAATAGGGCGTGTAACTAATGTGCTCAAGGTTATTAAAGAAAATGGATACACTTCCTACAGCAATGATCTCGAAATAGTAGAATAATGAGCAGTCACGACGATTTATATCGAGCATTTCAGCAATACTTTAAGTATAATCAAATCTGGTTGACTAGAGGAACTAAAAGAAGTGCCATGGATACTCGTCATTGGCTCAGTGAGATCAGAAGAATATGCAGTCAACGTCGCGTAGAAATACAAGAATGGCGGCATGAAAAAGATAAATTCAAGGCAAATCAAAAGGCAATCCAGGCAGAAGACAAAGACAATAACTAGTTGATGTCATGGACTTATCAAGGTAATATAGTTGAAACACTCCCCGAAGAGTGCATCGGCTTCGTATATTTGATAACAAATGTCACCTCTGGCAGGAAATACATAGGCAAAAAACTCGCCAAATTCTCAAAGACCACATATAAAACTGTGAAATTAAAGAATGGCACTAAAAAGAAAAAGAAGATTCGAAGCAAAGTCGACAGCGACTGGCGTGACTATTATGGAAGTAGTCCTAATCTTCAAAAAGACATAGACACTCTAGGCACTGAAAACTTCACAAGAGAAATCCTATATTACTGCAACTCTAAAGCGCAATGCTCTTACATCGAGGCCAGAGAACAATTTTCCCGCAAAGTTCTAGAATCAGACGACTACTATAACGGTCATATCCAAGTTAGAGTTCACGGTTCACACATATTAAAATCTTAGGCTAATCATACAGTTAAGGCTCGCACCGGCTAATATCGGGTGCCGAACAGAAGAAATCTGGACTCAGTGTCGCAGAGATCCGAAGACTTGCCGCTGTAGCAAGCACTCAATCACTATCCTTTACAGGACGAAGATGGCTTAACACCTGCCGTTTGATTGTTTGAAGATAATAATATAGGGAAAAGAAGGGAGAAAAACCCTACGTTTACAAAAGTGATAGCGTATTTTTGTAAACCGCCGTTGGTAAGACGGAGCTCGTGGTATCGGCCAACCGCCACTGTAATGCTCTAACGCTGTGTGACATTGTGCAACTCAGATAATGTTGAATTTTTTTTAGCCCGGAAACGGGCTAAGTGTGACTGAACAATCTAGATAATATTTAATGCTTCGCATTTAACTCTTAAAAGAAATAAAATGTGTTTGAGCGATAGCGAAAACACAGACGAACTAAGTTCGTCTCATATAAATAGTTATTATGAGATCACGTGAATTTATCAAAGAAGCATCGTTAAAACGAATAGTCATTCAGAAAGTGAGTGATGCTGTAGAAGGAATTGTTTATATTCTTAAGGGGCCTAACGGCGATACTATTAGGGATAGATCTGGTCAAACACTGACCTATCCCACACGTGATGCCGCTGCCAATGCTCGTGATAAAATGGCAGACCCATCTGCCATTCAAGGTGCTATTGATTCTGAAAAGAAAATACCCGGAGTTATGGCTAAATCTGAAGCTGGCAAATTAGGCAGCGGAAGTTTTTCAATACCAAATCGAGATCCATCCACTGGTAAATTAACTCAAAAGAGTAAAATTACCGATGCTGAAGGCAACGAAAAAATAGTTGTAAAGACCTACAACAGTTGGTCTGACTTTGCTGTTAAAACTGATCTATGGCCTGCAGGTAGTTGGAGACCTGGCTATCTAATGCAAACTACCAAGTTAATAACCAGTAGAATGCCAATTATTGGATATTTCTTTACTGTAGGCGATCTTGCTGTTATTGGTAATATACTACGTGATTGGAGCATGGAGTTAGATGCAATTCAACTGTCATATAAGCGCAATGATTATTATATAATTCAAGGTGATGGTAGACAGCAAGCTGAACTTGAAATGAAAGCTACCAACAAAGAATATATTATAAAACTAACAAAAGCTGTAGTAACTATTATGGCTGCAAATGCCACTGGTGCGGTTGTTAGTAAGTTAACCAGTGGCAAAACAACAGCAGGATCTGAAATAGCCAACGGATTAGTTAACTTGTTTAAATTAGCTGGCAAACGAGTCAACCCGTCAATTGTAAAAACTTTAACTGCAGGCGGACTTGAAGCTGCTAAGTTGTTTTCAGCGGCATGGGTATCTGATGCAGAATTCAAAACCAATGTAGAAAATGCATTTGTTAGAGGAATTATAGAATACAGTGAACTGTATGCTGGCGCCGCCGCCTCAGTAATGCAATGGCCGGTATTTGGTGATTTAGATTTAAGTATAGGCACGCTTGGGCCTGCCGATGATGCTGCTATGAGAAAGAGTGCTGCACAAAATCGAGAACCTGAAACAACTGGTGCACCAGCAGCTGGAACTCCGCCTAAAGGCCCAATAGACAGAGCAATCGATCAATTTAAAGCTCTTTAAACAAAAGGTAATTTTGTTTTTTGAGTTGTCTCAATGTTATCTTTGATAATATTGCTCATGATAGTTCTATCTTCATAAGAATATATGTGCAGTAACTCTTGAGCAGTTACACCACCTCGCATATACCAACTAATTTTATAAATTTCGTCTTTGATAACTTTGACAGATGATTCAAGATTATTGATAAACTTTAATATATCAGAGTTCGACATGGACATTATTTTCTTACGAAAAAATTTGTCTGGTCCATTGTTATTTCTAAATTAGCTTTAGCATTACACGACGCACACTCAACTGCCACCGGCTGCAGTCTCCAATTTTTACGATTCTCATCAATGTGTTGTTTTATTTTTTCAAACAACTCTGTTTCACTGTTCCTGACCCACTCTTGAATGAATTCAGGATTGTCAACTTTACCGTCCGGAACTACCACAGACTCAATTGACTGTATGAATACTTTATTTTGCAATCCTGCAATTTCTGTATACAGTTCGTTAACTAATTTTTGATTTTCAGGGTCATCAAAATTTTGTGCAGCCTGCATTAACTTCTTTTGAAGCGTGTAATTTTCAAGATTAAACGTAGTCATTTCTCTATAAGTTAAAGGTCTAACTTTAATAGTGATTTCTCCAATAACGATAGTATCATGGAATTCGATATTTAAAAAATGACTGTTTAATGTGCCTAAATCAACATCGTATTCGTTTTCAGTGCCGCAATTTCCGCAGATGTGTTCAATTTCCATAATGTTGCCATAGGTAGCAATACGTATAGCAATTAATAAACTGTCAAGATCTATTGCAGATATCTTCCACCCGTCTATTATATGCGGACAACAGCTTTGAATTACTTTAGTTGTAGACTCACCGTTGAACAATGCATCTGGAGTTTTAAGTAAAATTTCATCCATGCCAGTCATGGCAAACACAGGCATGTCTTCTGCACTGCCTTTGAGAATATCCGGTTCTAGATATGCACCTTTACTGGGCAACGAAACATATAATTTCGGTTGTCTAAAGTATTTCTGCAAAGGGTTTGAGTTCATTTTTACTCCATATAAATATACTATAGGTATTTATATACGCATTTTTCATGGAAAAATAAAATGGCAGAAACAACTCCAGACGCAGTCAAAGACGCTGCCAAAGCAGCAGCTAAAATCCCAGCAGGTATTTTAGATGTTCTAATTAAACCAGCATCACTTAGTGCAGAAGCATTGGCTGCTGTGGCCAAAGGTGGTTTAAACTTTGGCAACGTGATGCAGTCGGCAGGCACGGAACTAAACAAGTTAGGATCCATCGGTGGACTAGCAGGAAATGGATTAAAAGTTCTAGGCGAGTATGCACAAGAGTCAGTAGATGCCATGCGAAACTTCAGCAAGGTTGGTGCTGGATTTTCAGGAGATGCCATTGGCATGCGAGCCAGTATTGCACAGACAAACATGTCGTTGGAGCAATATGGCAAATTTCTAAATTCTAATTCGGCGCTACTCAACGGTATGGGCGGCACTGTTAGCCAAGGTGCTAAAGCATTTAATACGTTCAGTGCAGAATTTTTTGCTGCTACAGGAAAAACTAAAGGTGAACTCGGAACCTTCGGAGATCAACTGCGTAATCTAGGCATGACTTCTGAAGAGATCAATGGTGTGTTAGCTCTTGAATTAACTTCTAGAAGATTTTCTAACATGCAAGACAGTGCTAGCAGAGATGCTGCTTTAGAATCTGCTAAGTCGTTAGCAGAAGAAATGGATAAGACTGCTAAACTTACAGGCAAAAGCAGAGAAGAACAACAAAAATCTCT